AACGACGGAAAGGATCACCTACTTAAGTGATCCACTTCCATCGCCACGTACCCGAGGCGGGTACGTGCACCGTGTAACGTCTGCTCTTCTGATGGTTCAACCAAGTGAGTTAACAAAGTCCCAATTAAGGGACGTTTGCTCAATTGGATTAGCTTCTCGAAGTAACCAATTAATTGGTCAACTTCGGAGGGCTCCACCAGATTCGGTTTTGATAAAACCGAACAGAAGCTAGCCTCCCAAATCTGCCAATCGGAGTTCCACCTATCACGCGAGTGATAATTGGTAGGACTCGGACTGTAGAGATGAGGCGACTCCAAGGCCGTATCTGTGAAGAACGGTCTTGTGCGGTGTTTCCGCAAGAGAACACTAATATAGTGCTCTCTAAGCCTAGCGTAGCCTCTCTCGTATGCAAGATTTGCACACGAACAAAGAGAAGCAAAGACGTCTGGGGACAACTTATCTACTAAGTAGGCAGGTAGCCTATAGTAGACTGAGGAAACATCAATTCCCTCATAGTAGTCGCAGCCACAAGACTCACGAAAGGGTCCACGGGTAAACGTTTTTCCAACGTTTACCTGAAATCCAATCTCGGTTAGAGATTGGATGACCGTATCCGTGATATCTGATGCTACGACTATGTCGTCACCATACACGGACCAAGTCGGCTTAGCCAACCTAGTCTGTGAACACCACTTCTGTGATTCGTATTCGACCACCGCAGCAAAGATTAAACACTCTACGGGGAAGCATAAAGCACTTCCCATAGGAGCGAATTTTCTAAGCTGCATGGACTCTCCGGTAGGCATACGCGAACATTTAGAACGCGTAGCGTACAACCACTTTAAAAGTGGTGTTCCGGCGAATACGGCCTTCACTAGGGCCCAGGAAACAGAATCGCTTGCTGAAGAAAGATCGATCGTGGACAAGAGTCCAGTGATTGACCCTTCCTTAGCTAAGCGTTGATTCTGAGTCTGGTCTCTAAGCCTCACATGAGCGCCCAAATAAGGGTGCTCCTCGATGTGCTTATACAGCTCATACATTACTCCCTGTTGGAAGTACTGCAGAGTTGCGGGCTCCATCGAGATTGTGCGAAGCTTGTCGAATGTCTTAGGAACGAAGATTGTTCGAGATTCTCGAACAAAATCGCCCTTTGAACCGACGGGGAAAAATTCGGACCAGAACGGTCCGAGAACGATCCTTAAGTAAAGATCGTCCCCCAATTCGTGGTACTTATCATACAACGAAAGGGACCCCTCGGCGACACTCCCGCTCCCGTGTTTTGGTTTAAGCTTGGAAAGATCCAAGTCCTTCAACCAAAACCTCATCAACCTGTTCAACCCTATTAAAAGGTCGGACGGTTGACAGAGGTCTACGAGAGCCAGCCTTTGTTCGGTTTCTTTGTAGCTTGCGAGAGCCTTCTCCTCGAGTCCAATGGACTCGAAGTTAAGCTTTTTGCCAAACCGCAGGAAACTCAGAACGGCTGGAAGGGATTCAGCTTTGACATCCGGGCAATCAAAGATTGCCACCAAAAAGGATTGAATGGGGGATAACAATTTCCCAATCAAGACTTCTGATTCTGGGTGCAATTCGTACAGGTGGGCTTTAAATCCACAGTACGAACCCTGCTCATTCCTTATAAGGGAATTAGCAGCGTCCAGACAAATCCCAAGTACTTCGACGACGTCTAACTGCTCAAGAGCTAGAATGAAGTTATCTAGCTTAGAACA